CACTGTCAGCACGACCGTGAAGGTATTCAACTCCGCGCTCCCGCCAGTGGTCGCGCCATGCGTTAGTGATTTCAGGTAGACTTCCCCGCCGCGCTGCTGACTCCCGGCTGTTGAGGCATCCGGCGTACTCCAGCGAAATGTGCGTGTCGCAATCGTGCCGGCCCGCACCGAGGCTTCCCACGCTTTACAGACACGGTAAAAGCTCCCAGATGTTGGGTCCACTTTTCCCGCAATCGTGCCGTCATTCGTCACGTTTCCGCCGTATGTGGTGGTCTGGTTCCGGCTTCCAGGTGTATGGTGCTGCGCCGTGTTCAGATTGAAATCAAAACCTGTCACCGTCAGTATGTCAGATGAATAATCCACCAGCGACCCGGCATCGGCGCTGTCCAACTCGAACTTTCCGAAATGCTGACCTTTCCCGGTCATTCCTCGCTCCCCTCATTCACGCCCTGCGGCGTATCATCTTCAGTCAGGATTGTCTCAGGCGCAGATTTCGCCTTGCGCGCGCGGGCGGGAGCTTGCGCCATAACCCCTGCCTCTGCTGCCGCCTGCTCCTCACGGATCAATTGGTAGTACATGCGCGCCAGATGTTCTGGCACATGCTGCATAACCGCATCGATCACCACGTCCTTTTCCCCGACGCGAACGAACAACCCGTGACGCAGCGCGTCGGCATAGTAGGACGGTTTCAGGTCACCGGTTTTCGGGTCCGTGCGATGCTCTAGAAACCCGCCGATCTCATCGGTGATAATCTCGCCCGGCTCCACGCTTTCGCCCGGCTTCCCGTATTTCGGGTTCGGCTTGCCCGGCATGAGTTCGTCCGGTTGGTTCAAACTGACCAGCACAAAGTATCGGGTCATGACATTAGGCCAATTGGTCGGGCGTCGCATGGATGCGAATGAGAAACCGCGCGCTGGTGCCCTCGCCCACATAGGTGAAAAATTCCGTAGTCCCCAGGTCCGCGACTGGATGCAGTTTGCCCGCCGTGTTGCTGACAACGACGGCGACCCCTTCCGTAAATCCGGTGCAATCGATGCTGCCCCCGTCCGGCATATAGGTGATTGCGCCGCCGCTGGTTGCCTGCGTGTCGAGCGCAATGCCGACAAGCGCCGCGTGCGCCTGCGTGTCATTCAGCGCTTTGAGTAGTGTACCCGAAGTCCCCTTGTACAGACCATCCCCGGCCGCAATAGTCGCCTCACCGGTGATGCCATGCTGAATCATGTGTTCATATCCCGCCGTTGGCTTCACGGCGCCTACTGTAATGTCGACCATCCCTCACTCCTTAACTCGTGACCTGAATCGTCATGCTGATAACAATTCCGGCGTAGAGAATCTTCCCGTACTCAATCGACTGGATCGACAGATTCGCGCCGGTCAGAACGCCCCGGCCGAACTGCATCTGATTGACCATCGCCAGATACACGTCGGCAATGTCCACCAGATCGCCCAACCACGCACGGACCCCCTCTCCGGCAGTCACCGGTTGGTACAGGTACAATTCAGTCAATTGAAATACCTGTTGACTTACGTTGTGTCCCAGCGTCATGCTGACTACACCGGATATGTCCTGAGCGCCATAATGCGGGGCCATGATCCGCGCCGGACAGTCGGCGTCGGTCACAGAGGCTACGCCACTGTCAATGTCGAACACTTTCGCGGTTTTGGCTTCGTCCATCCGGTTAACGAACGTGATCGTCACATCCGCCACCGCTTCGTACATCCCGCGCAATGTGTAGGATTCCATCATGACCACCGCCTGTATTTGCACGCCACATCATTCGTGATCTCAGGGATGGTGGATGGCATGATCACGCTCCCCTCCGCTGTGACCACCGGTGAGCTGACCCCCACCAGCACGTCCCGCGCCTTGTACATGGCCGCGCCCAGCACCAGCACTGCGCCTTTGACATCTGCCGGCACGGTCTCACTATAGCCCCACTTTCCGCTGATAGTGATCGCGTTCTGCGGATTGGTCAGGTATGACCAGACTATGCTGGACGATGGCAGCAGCACGATCTCATGATACGGCGTGCCATAGCGCGGTTCGGTTGCATACTGGCTGCTGGTCACCGCCACGCCGTCTCCGTTCGTGATGCTGTTGATACTGCACAGGTCCCACGGCAGTTTCAGACGCGGCCCATCCACGTCCTGGATAGCATCCAGGGAACGTGACGTGTTGCTGCTGGCGTCGAACACGCGGCCTGTTTCGCTCTCAAACCACCTGGTCGCGCGACTGCATATTTCCAGCAACAGCGCATCGTCACCGGCGCCCATCGTCTGGCTGGTAAGCTGCGCCTTCAGTTCCGTGGTTGTGATGTACGCGGCCATGCGCTATCTCCGGTTACGGCGTACTGGTTCCTCCGACGTCACTTCCTCTGCTATCCCTAGCGTTTCCGGGGCGGGCAGACCATCGACATACACTGCCCATCCGCCTGAGACCAGCGCATAGGCCGCAGCCTCATCGAATATGCCTGTATCTCCGTAATCGAAGAATACACCACTGGCTACCACGTCCTGCACGAATTGAATGGTTCGCATCATTTCCTCCTAAAACAGATAGACTAGCGCGCCACCGGTGTGGGCGTCACCGCCGCTGGCAATGACCAACTGCAATACGCCATCCACTATCATGTACTGGTCATTGACACTCGCCGCTGCCCCGGACGCGCTATGGCGGTCTTCGCGCGGTTGGTACCATGCATCGGCATTGGCATCGGTCAGCGTAAGCAGTGTTTTGTTTACACCGGACGAGGTACGAATTACACTCAGCGTCCCGTCTACGCCGTCGGTCAGGTCGCCATCGACCCACTCCACCGCAACCAGGAACCCGCGTATCGGGCGGTCGGCCGTTATTGTGGCTGCGCCACCAACCGCCGTAGTCCCTATCAATCGAACGATCTCGATAATTTGCATGTGCTTGTCCTATCCAGCGGGGGCGGCTAGAGACCGCCCCCGCCTAGACATCAGGCCGCTGGCTGAGTGCTCAGGAACATCCCGCTATTCGGCGCCGGGCCTGCCCCGTAGATATGTGTCAGTGTATCGGCAATGCCGGTATACCCGACAAACTGACAAGCCCCACGCAGGATTACATAATGCGTGGTGGCTACCGTGATTGAGAATGCATTGGTGATGGCGGTTGCCCAGTTGACAGAGAAGTTTTCGAATAGGCAATCATCGAATATCACCCAGCGGTCCATGCCGTCGATCAGGACCGCGCCGCGTGTGTTGGTGTCCGATTGTGACAGAATGTGACAGCGCTTGAACGTATTGCGCACGGACCCGGTGCTCAGCCACAGTTCGTAGTTGGCAGCGGACCGGTCGATGGTGTCCAGTCCGATAGTGCAGTCCGCAAATAGGTTTTCCGCGCCGGTGACTTTGAGACTGTAACTGTCAGTCCGAGCAGCTGGTGTTGCGTGCCCCATGCCCGCGAAGAATACGTTAATGAACGCATTGCGCGCGCCGGAAACGATTACCGCGCCACTGCTGCTATCAGCGTCCTTGCCGTTGAATATCTGAATGTTGCTGACGATACACCCAGTCCCGCTGAACGTAATCACGGGAGAGATGTCCACCGAAGCGGACCCGACAATCCGGCACCGCTGTCCCATTCCCGGAAGCGGCGAACTGATGCCGATCAGGTGCGTGTAGCTTTTGCTCCACGTCAGAGATGCCGCCGGACTCCAGGCACTGGACTGACCGATCATAAATACCACGTCATTCGCGCCGTCCGTGCACTGATTATAGGCCGCTAGCACGGAATTGAACGGATCATCCACCGTCCCACTCCCACTGACGGACAGACTCGGATTGACAAAGTAGGTGTTCCCGATCAGCGCGGGCAGAAAAGCACTGCCGAACCCATCAGCAAGATCACCGATGGAAGAAGAACCACGTTTCAGGTTGTACATGAGGCGTCTCCCTTACACCGTGATACCGTAGGTGATGGCGGCCGCTTCCGTATCGCGCTGGATCAGACCAACACGCATCTGAGCCACAATCTGCGTACTGTCCGACTCCGGGAAGCGCGTCATTTCCAGCAGCATCCGTCGGCGGTAGCCCAACAGCCATTGGTCGAAACGCACGGCAAGGAAAGACCCGAAGGTGTTGTTAGAGGCGGTATCTACGTCCAACTTACCCGCGCTGTTTTCCTTGTATTCATATCCGGCCACCAGTCCGGACTTGACCGACCAGAAGTTATAGAAGTACGACGTGATAATACCGTACCCGAAAATCTGTACCAGTCTCCCGTTCTCTAGCGTCGGTTGTGAGAACACGTCACGCGTCTTGACTTCCGCCAGTTGCAGTGCTTTCCATTGCACAGACGGCGGCATGATAAAGACCGTATTGGACTGGTCGGCGTTTTTGCCCTGCACACCCATCAGTTGCAGCGTCGCAAGGAAGTCGTTTACGTCCAATGTGCCCCCCGCGCGACTGTTGGCGGTTGTAGTCACCAGTGGCGATACACGGAACCCGTCATACAGAATGAAATACTCCGTGCCAGCTGGAGTGCCCGCGATGTCATTCACGTTAGTTGTCGCGCCGGTGGCGTTGTCTCCATCGATGATCGAGGCATCCAGATATTCGTTCCCTGCCGTAACCATCTTGGTGCGAAGGTAATTCACCCACGGCACAATCGAATCCTCTTCCAGTTCACCGGAGTAGATCGTCCGCGCCCCCATCTTGTTCAGCGTCAGAGACACATTTGTCGTGGCCGCTTTACTGGCGGTCACTGTCGCGGCCGGGTGTGAATCGGTAGCCGACGCGAGACCGGTCGCCTGCGCGACTTTGTAAAAGATCGGGTCTTCACCTTCGACTGGGACATTGATGCTTTCATGCCCAGGAGGCACTTCGACTGTCGGGAGTCGGTTGGCAATAACCGCCCCTTTGCGAATAGACTCCCATAGTGCCTGGGAGTAAGCCACACCGACGAACTCGTCACCATAGGTGGCGTAAGTGGAATAGTTCAGATCATTGGCCTTGCCAGCGAAGCCGGCCGCCTTGAGCGCATACATACCCTGTATGCCGATTTCGCCATCTTTCGCGGCATCTTCTTCGAGCTTAATGCCCAGCGCTTTCACGGCCGCTTCGCTCTCGCCGAATTTACTCAAGCGAGACGCTTTCGCTTCACGCAGCAACCCGATCATCAGCGCCATGTCTCCCGGCTCCAGGTTGTCGTACTTCCACACGTCGCCATATTTAGCCACGTAAGGGATGCCTTCCGGGAGGCGTTTCGATTTGGCGAATTCGGCTGCCTGTAGATCGAGCGCCGCTTTGATAGCGGCCTGCTTGTCGGACTCACGCGCTTCCCGGTCCTTGCGAGCCGCCTCATCAGCGTCCCACTGGGCCTTGAGCGCATCGTCCACACTTTTTACTACGAGGTCTTGAATTTCCTGGGGTTCCATATCCCGTTCCTTGTCGCTAGAGTTATCCATGCGAATAACGTCTGATGCTCGGAACGGCGTAACACCCTGTGTTCCCTGTGTATCAGTATCAGAATCAGTGTACCCGATTTCTGCCGGCAGGTCAATTCCCGCCGCCGCGTAGATCGCTTTGAGCGCGGGCAGCGCAATGGCGTGCTTGTTCGCCGGGGCGCGCCCATCATAGGCATCAATCAAGGACAGCTCTAAGACTGGCCACTGCACAATCCGCCCGTTCCGGTCAACTCGGTGCAGGTGATTCGACCCGCTGCTGACAAACGCTTTCCCCTGTTTCGCGGCGTCCCAGATACGCCGGGCCTTATCCGCCGCCTGGTTGAGAACAACCCGATACCAGCGGCCATCCGCCCGGTCCTCGAAACTGACCGTCTTGCCGATGTATTCCGGAGTGGGAGCGAGCCTCTTCCCATCGTCCGCAATCCCATGATAGTACACGGCCGGGGGCAGAGGAAATTTGTCCTCATGTAACACCGTGCGCGCATCGAAATACTGACCGTCACCATCCCGGTCAGACGGACTGCCATACGGCACGCCACGCACATCCAATACCCACGCGTTCCCTTCCCCGCCGGTCAATGCTTTGACCGCGGCCTTCCCAGACATGTCTCCGCCCATGTCTTCCATGTTGGCATACAGCGCGCGCATGTGCGCCTCAGCCTCTTCCATCGTCGCATGACACTCGACCTTTTCGCCCATTGTGTCATCGTCATTCATTTTGTGGACGCAATACATCCCGTCCACTTCAGCAATCTTCCAGGGCATACTCCACCTCTATCCTTTCACTGTCTTGCGCATCACTGTCTTGCGCAGCTGCGCGACGATCTTCGCGGCCACCGCATCATGTTCCTTGCTCATCACCGTTTCCTGAGACCGCCATCCCAATCCGCGCATGTAAGCAGATTGCAGACGATTTGGGCCGACTACATAGCGGGAATACCGTGCCGTGTTGCGCAGTGTGCACACCATGCCATCGGTCGACCGGTCGATACGCCAGCGCTGGCCTAAATCCTGTGACCCCGGTGATTGCCCGCGCCGGTACGGAATCTCGATAATGCCTTTGCGCAGCGCCATTATCACATAGCGCCGCTGCTTGTCGCTCGTAAATGGCTGTTTCGGATGCGCGACGGCGGGCGGGTATGGCGACACCTTGGATTGCAGATACACCGCACCGACATATAACGCCACCGCAATGTTCTTCGGATGCGCCATAGAGTCCAGGCTCTTGAGTGCGGCGGTCATGTCCACTGTATACGAAACCTGCATCACACAGCCTCCGTTTCAATGATGATAAGGTCAGGCCAACACCGACAGTTATGTGTTATAATAGAATTGCAGATGTATAGTTCGTATGGACTAACCTGGAGGTCATACACGTGCCCCGAAAAATCGAAATCTCTGATCTGGATAATTTGCTCCATCGCTATCTCGCGGGCGAATCGGAGAACAAACTCGCCCGCGAGGCGGGGATCAATCGCTGGACTTTCCGACGCCGGCTTTTGGCGTGTGGCATTATCCCGCGTAATCAATCCGACGCTGAATTGATGAAGTGGGCTAACATGTCCGAAGAGCAACGGTGCGCACAAGTGATGGCTGCTCACGAGGCTACTCGAGGCATTCCTGTGAAACCCGAATCGCTCCTGCTGCGAGCCAAAACACTGGAGACTGCCTGGCACAATGTTGCCCACGTTGAGCGTGTTATCGCCCAAACTATGACCGAGCACGGGTTTCCTCTCGTCCAGCAAAAAGCTATCGGCAAATACAATGTCGATCTCACCTATGAAACCGGAGCCGTCACCATAGAAGTCTTCGGCGGAAACTGGCATTCGTCTGGTCGTCATCGTGCTCGATTTCATCAGCGTATTCACTATCTGCTCAATGCGGGTTGGCACGTAGTCATCCTCTGGATAGATGGCCGCAACTATCCTTTCGGGGGCAATTGCCCGGATGAGTTGATCCGCACTTTTCAGTTCGCCCGCGAAAACCCAACCGCGCCGCGTCAATATCGGGTGATGCGCGGTGACGGCCAATGTGCTCCCGCTACCAAAAGTTACCTCAATACAGATCGGAAG